ACTCTCGCCCGCCGCCCTGGACGCCCTCACCTTGCTCGCGCAGAAGCCTGGCTCACCGATTGATCTGGCGGCCTATCGGGAGCTTGCCGAGCATGACTTCGTGATGGCGGCGCCGGAAAAGGCGCACATCACGCAGCGGGGGAAGACGTTCTATCTGGAACGCAAGTCTACAGAGGGAACTTGAGCCGAACTCCGTCTATTGTCCTAGAGGCGGGAAAGAGCTATTGCCTTTGTGGGGACGGGGCTCGACGATTTTGCAATCCATGATGAAGCTAAGCCCCCTTCTGTTCGCCTAGGGGGCTCATTTGCGATTAGATGTCGTCGTACCAGTGCTGGTGAGCTGGTACTGCCGCGTGCCGGATTCCGGGAAACGACTGATGGCTGTGACCTTGGATAGGGATGCACTCCAATTGAAGGAGGACATTCCTCTCGACTGGGAGTCATATTCTATCATTCCTCCCGGCGCCTATCCTTGGACCTCTAGCGCGATTGAAGGATGTCGTCGCGACGGCTACTTTGTGCTGGCAGAGTGAGTGATCGCATGGATGCCGAAACCAAGGGACAGGTGCCCGTCCGAAACCATGTTCTCGACTACCTCCGGGGCATCGCCGCACTCATGGTGCTTTTGGTGCATTGGTCCGGAATAGGCACAAATCCTCAAGGTCAGGCGTCCGTACTCCATCTTTCCGCCGCTCCTCAGGAAACCTCGGCCAACGTATTGGGTTGGCTGCTGAGTAAATGGTCGGCCCTGGCACATCACGTCTGGCTTCTGGATATCAGGTTCGCCAGCGGGGGCGTGTTGATCTTCTTCCTGGTTTCCGGATTTGTGATTCCCCTCTCCGTCGAGAAGCACCCACCTCTCTCCTTCGGCCTGCGGCGGGTGTTCAGACTCCTTCCAACACTGTGGATCGCAATCTTTCTCTGGCTGATCCTCAACGCGGTACTACAGCAGGCGGGATACGCTGACGGCCAGCAATTCGGTTGGCGAGAGATTCTTGCAAACATGTTCCTGGTCCACGACTGGTATTGGTTTCCCAGCGTCGATCTAGCCTTCTGGACATTGTTGATCGAGGTGAAGTTCTACGTCGCAATGGCTGCGATGATAGTGCTGTCCGGCCGCATATCTCTTGGGGCAATCGCCGCCATGGCTGGGTTTTTTGCCCTACTGGCCGTTCCATTTTTCGATCGGGGTGGCGGCTCTGACTATGAGTATATGCTCACGCTGTCCGGGGAAACTGGCTACTGGTGGGTGTTCTACTTCTATCGCGTCATCAACGATGCTTCCCCTTACGTCATCTATATGCTGTTGGGCACGGTTCTCTTCCTTTGGCGCTACGAACGGATCAGCGCGACCCAGGCCATCATCGCGGCATGCATGCTCTTCGCGGTATTCGCCACAATGTTCCTAGTCGGCCCCAACGGCGTGGGTCAGACCTACTATGTCGAAGATGGTCTTAGAGCGCTGATTTTGGTCTCGATAGTGCTTGCTGCCGAGAAAGCCGGTTTGCTCAATGGCGATCTCTGGGGGTTGGCAAAAATCATGAGAGGCGTCGGGGCGATTTCCTATCCCATGTACCTGATCCATAGCCTCTTCGGCATGTCGGTGATTTTCGCCCTGTGGACATGGTGGGGCAACGTGAATCTAGCGCTGCTTGTCGGGGGCGGCTCGACCTTGCTGCTAATTTGGGCGGTGCATCACTGGGTCGAAGAACCGGGTCAAAGACTTGGAGCAAAGCTCGCAAGGAACTTGCATAGATTTCGGGTCCGCTCCCCCTCCTTAGGTGAGTGACCCGCTACAAAGTGCCGATGCCTGACAAATTCCCCAGCGCGCCCGACGTCGTGATGACGTTGACGCCGTGGTGCGCAGCGCCCGTGAACTGAAACACCCCTGCCGTGTTGTCAGAGTAATCGCCGCCGGTGAAGAGAACGGCGCCACCGGTACCGATGGTCCGAGCCCCGCGACCGGTGTTCCCACGGCTCTCGAAGTTGGCGGTCATGCAGTGGTTGCAGTTTTCCCATAGAATGCCATCGCCGGTATTCGTGAGCGCCGCGCCACCGGTTACCTTGATCTCTGAGCAGCCGACCGCATAGATGCCTGGCTTGCTCGCGGGGGCATATGTCAGCCCCTTCCTCCCGTAGGAATGGAAGTTCACAAGGCTGATGTTCGAGCTCGCTCCACCTGTCGCTCCGATCGCCACCGGGAAGTTGCCGACCAGGCTCGACGCGCAGTTGACCAGATAGAACCCGGTGCACTGCCCCAGCATATAGAAGCCATGTCCATCGACAGTGTCCGCGAAGCAGTTTGACATCCAGACGGCCGTACATTTCTGGAAAACAAAGGCGTGGTTGTTGGCCAGCGTGCCGTCGACCGTGCCGCCTGTCGTGTCACAGTTCTCCCACACAGAGCCGGCGTTGTTCATCATGCTGTAGGCGGCAAAGTTCTTCGAGGAGCTGCCGATGTAGTCGATGACGCAATTGCGGAGCCGGGTGTATGCCCAGCAGTCACGCATATCGATGCCGGGGCCGCGATGGTAGCGGCACTTAATGTTCTCCAGCTCAACGGCGACAGCCAGATTGGCTGCCCCGAGATACGACCATCCATCAGCGAAAAACTGCGGTGAGTAGTAGGTGGAGATATTCTCGATCTGGATTCGCTCCAACCCGCTCAAATCGGTGCGGAGCTTCACCGTCGTGGCCGGGCTCGTCGCATTGGCGCCATCGACACGCAGGTTCCGGATGATCGTGTAGGAACCCTTGACGTCGAAGAGCGACTGGTTACCGAAATGCCAGATGTTGGAGTGTTCGCTCCCTGCGCCTTCGATGATCGAGTTCGCCGGCAATTCGAGATGCGAAATCTTGAACCCTATGCCAGACGCGGTCCTCGGGATGCGCAGGCGAACGCCCCCAGGGTTGGCGGTAATGTAGGCCTGAATGATCGAGGTGCAGTCCACTGCCGACGCATAGGCAGCCGCGACCGCTCCGAGCGTGCGGATGTCCACCCAATCGACCAGCTTGGTCCCCTGCTGCAGAGAACGCTGCGGGGTCATGAGCTTGTAGCTGGGCGGAGATGCCAGGTTCTCGGCGTCGGCCTGCGAAGCGATCGCGCTGGCATTGAGCTTGACGAAGGTGACGGTGCCGTCGCCAACCGAGCCGGCCGGGAGCACCATGAGCCAATTGCCCGTCACGCTGCCTACAGGATCATCGCCGATCGATGACGGCGCCATCAGCATGTACCAGTTCCCGTTGGAGCCGGTGACGATCTGACCTTCGGTATATGTGGCGCCCGATGCCCAGTCGCCCTGATGGTCGATGGCCGGCGCTTCGGCCGACGAGAAAATCTGCCGCCATTCGCTTCCGATACGGAAGAAGACAGTGGCAACACCCTCTACGATGTCGCCGGGCGCCAGCGCCGCCCCGGAAGCTGCCTTGACGGGGAGGGCCTGGCCGTTGACCGAGAGTGTCACCGCGCCCGCTGCGTTGGTGCCAGGAGCGGCGGGCAGAATAGCGAGCACCACATCGGCAGGATTCACTCCGCCGGAGGTGCTTGCCGTTATGGCGTTCCCCGTGCCGCCCACGCTTGTCAGCACAGCGGCCGTGTCGGGAAAGCCCCTGCCCTTCACCCACGCTGCGCTGTCCCGGAAATAGTACCCGTTCTTGGTGGCGTCGGGATCATTTAGCACTTGGCCGCCATAGTATTCGTTCGGCGGCGTGACGAGATCGAGTTCAGCCTTGGTCTCACGGACGATCTGTCCGGCCGCCACGGCGGTCTGCATCTGCTCGAGGAGTTGAATGATCTCCGACTTCTTGGGTTTGTGCTTGCCAGAGTCGGGAACCCCATCCGTCTCGTAGTAGCGGAAGACGCTCGCGGGGGTCAGAACGGCCATGGTGGTCTCCAAAATAGAAAGGCCCACCTGGCAGGCGGGCGGAAGCAACTCAGGGAGATGGTGCTGGTCAGGTGACGGTGAAGCTGCCGGTGGCTACGGCTGCGGCGGCGACGCCGGATGCATTGATGGAGACGATCCAGCCGTACTTGACGCCAGCCGTCAGCGTGACAGTGCGGCTGTCTGGGCTGCTGGGCGCACCGTATTCGGTTGCCTGCAGAGTGGCAGTCCCAAAGCTGTTCGTGGTGTTGGTGTAGATGCGCGCGCCGAAGTAGTTGGACGAGTTCGGCGCAGTCCAGTTGAAGGTTGCCTGCCCCGCCGCAGGCACGACCGCTACACCGGTCACGACGCCGGGCGGCGTCGGGTCGGCTGTCGCAACCACCGTCTGATAGCTCGTCCAGGCCGATGGAGTGTCAGCCGACCAGGTCCGAGCCCGGAACTTGTAGGAGACGCCATCGGCCAGGTAGAGGCTACGCACGGCCAGCTCGCCGGCTGCACCGCGCCTTTGCTGCGCCGCCCCACCGGCAGTCGGCACCCACTCGATTTCGTACTGGAACGTGGTGTTCTGCAAATCGAACGTCGCCAGTACAAAAGCGGCCGAGGAGCCCCCACTCACAACTTCGGTCTGAACCGTGGCGGCGAAGTTTGCCGGCAGCGGCACGTCCTCGCGCTCCACGGGCACCACATTCGCCCCGGGCGCGCCCTCCTCGGTTGCAGCATTGAACGCGTAGAGATTGGCGGGGACCACGATCCCCTCAAACTCATAGGTCATGTTGCGCAAGGAAAGCGTCGGCCGTCCCGTCACCTCTATGATGGCCTCATCGAGCTTGGGCGGAAGATGCACTCTGATGAAGCGGCGATAGGGGACATTCCGCGCTGGCTCGAAGTGAGCCACAATCTTCACCCGCGGCGCGTTGGCCCGTATGTAGGCGAGCTTTTGCAGCCGAGCCATATGGTTGTGGCTTTGCACGGCCTGGTTCTCGACCGTCTTGGTTCGCTCGTCGTCGGTGGGGTATGGGATGCCATATATCGCAGCGTCGGCCGTGTTGTAGCCCTTCGCTGGGTCGGTGTACCGCCCACGAACCGCGAGCACATTGGCAGCACGCCGCCTGTTGAAGTCATAGGTGATGTGGATGACGTCGGTGGCCGCCAGGCGAATATCGGGCGACACAAACTCGCCGGCATGAACACCAACCTTGCCATCAGGGCGCTCATAGATGACCAGTTCGCCTGCCTGGTCCATCAGGCGACCGATCTGCACCGGATCGTTGTTGGCCCGGAACCATAGGCCGCCGCGATATCGTTTCTCGACGCCTCCCGAACGGTTGGTCACGTTCTGGTCGCAGACATCGGCGGCGTGAGACCAGTCAGGGTCGTGCATGTCATCACGAACGAGTTTGCCGCCCACGGGGTGCGTCAGATGCCAGTACCTGAACAGCGCCATGTTCGTTGAGAAACCCGCAAGGCCGGTCCTTGGGTCGACCAGATGATTGTTGCCGTCGAGGATTGAGGATCGCTGCGGCATACCTTGCGGGTAGATGCGCTGCATGTCCTCGGATGCCACCGACTGCACCACCATGAGCACAGAGGCGAGGCCGTCGCCTCTGTGGTCATTGGTCCAAATACCGGGGAAGGCAGCCACTACGCCTGGATAAGCCGAGGAATTCGCCCACCCGTATCGGAAGCCAATGCCGACCTTCCCCTCGAAGTGGTCGGGCGAAACCACGGTCCCACTCCCATCCAGAGTCACCGCTTCATCATGCAGGTAGTGCTGCACATACCCCTGAATTTCGTGCGCAGCATCCACCATGATGTGGTAGGCGACCCCGGCCGTCTCTTCGAGGAATGCATAGTCACCGGCCTTTTTCACCCGACCCAGCACATAGGTCAGCGGCGGCACGCTCTGCTTGAGGTTGTACTTGCCGTCCTCTGGCTTGGGAGCTTCCGTCCTAGGCGTGATCGCGCTCTGAATTGCACCCTGCAGCACGAACGCTCCCGCCGCCAGGGCAATATAGCTGGTGCCCAGGGCAATACCGGCAAGCGGCGCCCCGAAGGCCAGGGCGGGGAGCCCCACCCCCAAGAACAGGTTTGAGAGGAGCGGCGTAAGTGCCGTCGCGAGCATCTGTGGCATCTATACGCTCCACATGGCCAGCGGCCGAGCGGTAAACAGCTGGAAGCCATCCTGGAACCGAGCCAGCCATGCGCGCCCGTTCCAGATTGCCCCCCATTGCCGGTGGATGTCGCTCCGCGCCCCGATCACCGCCACGGCGCCGAAGCGCGGCTCGTGGGCGGGCGAAAGCCCGACCTGGGCTAGGCAGTCACCAAATAGCGGCACCAGACCTCCAGCACTTTCGACAATGGTCATGCACGAGGCCTCGTCGGCGTAGGTGCCACGCAGATGGGCGGCTGGGTCAGCGTATCCATTCGCGATCACCCAATCCGCCACCAGCAGGGAGCAGTCGTCCCGCCCCCATGCGAATGGCTTGAGAGCAATCTGCGATGAGAAGCCCTCAAAACGTGCCAGGCGCTCGACCAAATCTGGTTCGTGGAAATGCCGGCGGAGGACGCCAAGCACCTCGCGAGACGGCATGGGCCGTTCGTCGGCGGCTCGCCAGAGTGCTCGGATTTGAGGCCACGATTGATGCATCAGCTGAACCGTGGCCAAACAATGGTTTTGTCGGCGAGCCCCGGGATGCGCTCGCAGAAGCGATCCGCCGGGGCGCCGGGGTTGATAACTGCGGACCGGGCACGCTGGTCCACGTCGGAGAGAACCGCGCCGCTCGTGAGCGTTCGCAGATCGAAGCGGTTGGTGACCTCAATGGAGACAGCCGAGACGACATTGTCGCCAGCCGCCGCATCGTCGATGAGCATGTTGTCGATGGTGCCAGTGAATCGCACCTCGGCGTCACCCACCGGCTGGTCCCACTCGTCGCAGGGCTGGATCAAGATTTGGACCTTAGCCCCGATGACTTCGCCGTCTTCCATGTCCTCGTAGGCGAGGTCAGCTATCTCCCCAGCCACGCCCGAGACGGCCAGCGTGAGCGTCGCTGCTTCAGCGTTGATGGCCGTCTCGATCTGATCGAGACCTTCGCTGAGCACCGAGCCCACCCAGATGTCGCCATCGGCGTCCATATACGGCCCGGCCCCATCCCAGAGCCGCATGGTCTTGCTGGGGAAGGTCATGAGCACGAGGATGCGGATCGACTTGATGGCCATCAGGCAACCTCGATGGCCAAGTCGTTCCAGTAGTCGACAGCCTCGACAAAATTCACGCTGGGGCGCCCCGTCCCCGTCACGGTGGGGTCGAAGTCCATTTCGCTATCCGTCGCCAAGTGGCAGAGACATGTCGGTCGCTCAGCCTCGAGCAGCGCATCCGCCGGGATCGCCATTCGGATCGCTGGGAATACCTCTACCTGATAGGTACCCGCAGAAGGCTGCGCCAGAATTCGCCCGGTCTCATAGAGCGCGTGCTGGTAGGAGAAACGAACCCCGGATACCGCCGTAGCGTTAACTGTTCGCAGGGTCACGATGGTCGCCCCCAAGGGAGCGAAGCTGGCCATGCGAAGATCGATGGTCCCCTGGGCATAGAAGGTATCGTCGTCGAACGACGAGCCGTCATCGTGAGGCGCGAGGATTGGCGCAAAGTCCGTAATGCCCCCACCAGCCTGCAGCGTAGTCGAGCACACCGGCACCACAACAAGCCCGGCCGATCCGCTGAGCGCCACGCGGAGCGCGTTCCAGACCCGGCGCTGTTCGAAACGCCCTCTCCGAAACACCACGCCATTGTATGCCCCGACCCAATATCCCCGGTCGGTTCGCACGTTGCGTGAAATGCCGCCCAGCGATCGCCCTCCCGAGCGAGTGAACGGACGCAGGTTGAACGGCTGAGTCTGAGGGGTGAGGATGGCAGCCGGCCAGAACACGAGTTCAGACACGATAATCGCTTCCCCCGCGCTGCTGCTGATAGGACGCCATGACGCCTGGTGTCTGTTTGTTGGCCGTTGAAACCGAGGCGGACACGATGCTAGGTGACGCCTGGGCGACGGTCTTTTGCGCCACGCTCTCCACGAACGGCGTAAGATTGCCGCTGGAGTCGGCGGAGACGCCCACTGTCACATGCACCTGTTGCGCGCTCGATCCGGCGCCCATCGTGGGCATGCGAATCTCAACCGGAATGCGCCTGCCATCGGGCAGCGGAACTGCCGCCTCCGGCCCCGCCTCCCCGAAAATCGACGCAGAACGCGCGACGCCACCGCCTGCGAAACGAGGGAGGGCTACAGGACGTCCATAGGCGGCAACGCCGCCGTCAGCGAACGGGAAGACAGCTCCGAAAAGCATGTCTAGGCCTTTGTTGAGGAGACGATTCCCGATGTTCCCTAGAGCATTTCCAAGAGCATCCGCCGCGCTCTTGCCGTTAACGAGGTCAGTAATGAGCCCACTCAATGCATTCTTCGACATGTCGGCGAAGTCCTGCATCGCCTGCTGCGTCATCTGGATGGCCTGGCCCTGAAGGTAGGTCGCGTTGATCAGTTCGACGATTTGTGCGCGCTCTTCGTCAGTCGCAGCCGCGCCAGCCCGACGAAGGGCGTTCACGACTTCTTTCTGCTGGGCCGACATGCCAAGCTGTTCGTATTCGGCCTGTAGCTGATCGATCAGATCGACCACTGCTTGCCTCTCGCTATCTGCCGAGCGATCAGCCTTCTTTGAGGAAGATGCAATTTCGCTGCGTCGCTGCTCGGCTGCCAGGCGCTGCTTAGCCAGATCGAGAGCCTGTTGGTCCGAAATGTTGGCGCTACTGTCCTTGGCATCCGCCTTTACGCGGGCGATCTCTGCCTCAAGCGCGAGTTGCTCAGATGTGAGACTGTTCAGCCGCTCTTGGTCAGACACGAAGCTGTCGAGGGCATACTGTGCTTTCAGGTCGCGGCCAGCGCCAGCATTCATCGCTGCGCGCCGCTGTTGGTCGAAAAGCTCGGCGTTTCGCGCCGCGGCGGCCAGAGCACCTGAAAGGCCCTGGAGCACAGCCGTGAGGTCTGCGACGCCCGGCAGCGATGCCCCGGCGCTGTTGCCGATCAGAGCAATGACATGGTTCAGATCGGCGGCGGTCGCTTTCCCATCCTTTGCCTTCTTCTCCAGAGCATCGAAGGCTGCCTGGAGTTGATCAATCTCCTGCGCGCTGGCGCCCAGCTGCTGCAAGTCGACCCGGGCACCTGCGAACGTTGCACGAAGATCGCTGATTGTCGTCGCCACATCGACGAACTGCTGCTTGATGGCGGTATCGGTGGCAGTATTGAGGTCGCCTATGGCCTTGGCCCGATCGAGCTGGTCGACGTAGTTCCGCAATGCTGGAACGGCATCGCCCCATCGCTCAGCGACGCGCCGGATGACGTCCTCCTGCTCCTTCAGCACGGCGTTCGCCGAGTTCCCATCTTTGAGTAGGGTTCCGAGGTACTGGACTGCGGCTCCACCTAGGCCAATGATCGCGATGGTCGCGAGAGACACAGGATTAACCACTGAGGCAAACCCGCCGGCAAGCGCGGCCAGCGTGCCCTTCAACCCCTGGTTTCCCAGCGCGGCAGAAAGCTGCGTCCCCTGTTGCAAGGCAATCGTAAACGGCGATTGACCCGCCTGGAGCTGAACAGCGATGTCCTGGAACTGCGCGGCTATATTGGCAGTCTGCAGTCCGACAGGCTTGAAGGCGTTCGCGGTGTTCTGGCCTGCGCGATTGGCGTTAGCTGCGATGCCATCAAACTTGGCCGCCATCCGCTTGGCGCTGGAATCGGTAACGCCCTGCGCACGCTCCCATGCCCGTTCAAACTTGGTGAAGTTCGCATCAAGCGAGACAAGGAGGCGTTCGACGTCGGTTGCCACGCTTCAGTCCTCCGGATACAGATTCCCGCATGGGAATTGGCATGAAAATCTTGATCGCCGTCACTTGCGTGGCGATCATTGGGTTCGGCACCTTCTGGACGTCGAAGACGCTCAACGACGAGAGACTGCGAAACGAAGTTCTGCAGGCGTCACGCGATCAGGTACGTTGCGCAGACGAACTGGCCGCGCTCCGCTCCGATACAAAGCGCGTGATCAATACGCCGCCCACCCAATGCTTCGATCTCGGCTATGTTACCGAGATGGACCTGAGGTCCGCCGGACGCGGTGACCTTGCCGATATGGTCGTAGACCGCTAGACGCGCCATTCAGATCGACCGTCCAGCCGAATTAAACCGTCCTCACCCACGTCAGGGAGGCGATACACCAACGTACTGAACGTCTGACCTGCTGCTGGCGCCCCCTCCTCCGTCCAGCGGAAAAGCTCGTCGGCTTCGGCCTCACCAGAGATCTTGCCTCGTTCGCGTGGGGTATTGGCGTCGATGTAGCCGTTCAGCGCCGAAAAAAACTGCCAGACGCTCATGTCTTCCACCTGTCTAGGGGTAAAACCCATAGCGGCCCCGGCACCGTAGATCGCTGCTATGCGGAACTTTCCGTTGGGGAGGTCGTCGAGACGCCTGTCGTCGCCCCCCCGTCGGCTTCCCCCGGCGGTTCACCATCAGGCGCGCCCTGGAGGGCAACGCCGAGCACTCCTTGCGCTATTGCCAGCGTTTCGAACGGCGGCCGGCCCTCCACATAGTCCCTAGTCAATTGCAAGGCCTTCTCAGGCGTGGAGCCGCCCCCGATCAGTCCCAGCCGAATTACCTGGCTGATATCCTGAACCCGCCAGGCGCCAGCCATTAGCCGCTGCAGGATGATATAGGGGCCAGCATCGCATTGCTCTTGCAGCTCCACCAATTGCCCCCATGCCAGGCGGAAGACGTACGTGCCGTCCGCCCAGTCGAGCGTAATCTCAGCCCTTCTGGTCATCAGCTTGCCGACGTTGTCGTGCGAACCATCTCGCCGTCGTTCTGCATGGACGTGTTGAGCGTGACCCGTCGTCCGTGCTGGCCGGCGATCTCCAGGGACTCGATGTGCATGAGGCCGGTCCAGGTGTCAGTATCGGTCGGGAACTCGATCTCGATCTTGGCAGAGACGGAGTCCGTCCGGTGGAATGCTGTGAACCAGGTGTCCTTGGATTCGGCAGCCAGTACGCCCTCACCACTGATCGACATGCTCAGCGAGGTGGCGTCGCGGCCGGTCCAAGGAATGTCGTCGGGCGACGTGCAGTCGCTGAGGAGAACCTCCTCGAGGCCCTTGTTGAAAGTCACCGTCTTGGAGTTAAACCCGCATGGGGCCGAGTACGTCCCGCTGCCGGTAAGATCGAGCAGGATGCGCAGCTTCCCGCCCCGAGTGGTTGTCGGTTGCGCCATTACGGCCTCCTCTAGGAAAGGACCACTCAAAGTGGTCGGGTACGCTCAGGGGGTTTCCACCTGGGCGGTGAACTGGATCACGCCATGGTTGATGGCGGGGTTCGGATCGTCGATCACACGCATCAATTCCATCTGGAGCGACACCAGAGCGTTGGTCGTGAGCGTCAGGTCGACGTCGTGCAGAGCGCGCTTCACCGCGCCCATGATCTTGCGGCACTCCACTGTGCCGTAGGCCTCACCTGCCCCGCTCGACCAGATGTCGAACTGGATGGTGATCTCCTCGCCATCGAGGCAATCGTAGTCGTCTGGGATCGATGTCGACGGCCCCAGCGAGATGTACGGGAACGGCACGCTAGGGGTGCCGTCTTGCTTCTCCGGCACCCGGTCGTAGATCCGCGTCCCGACGAAGGCCGTGACCGCCGCTGTGGCGCGCAGTTGGTTGATGCACGCCAGGATCAGGTCATAACTGGCGTCCATTTCAGCCTCCGGCTGCAACTTTCTTTGCAGTCGCCCGGACGGCCCTGCTCACTCGAGACTTTGCTCGCTTCCGCATCGCGCGCCATGCCGGGTAGAAGAACGGCTGCGCCCGAGTCCCTGGATGCTGTGTGCCGGCGAAGATCCCGCCGTTCACGTGCGCGTTCGTCCCGAATTCCACGAATCTGGCGTACCAGGCGCGATCATCGCCCGCGTAAATCACGATCGACAGGTTCCCCGCCCCGCGCGACCCTTCCGGGCGCACCTCGCCCAGCACAATCGATCCCTGC